TGATATGACTGCCCGTTTTCATCCTTAACAGTCTTCTTATCCTTACCGCCCTCGGAATCCTCCTTGCAATACATCAGGTCGTTAATCATGTGAGTACAGTTGTCGCCTATTATTATTCGTATCGGTGGCTTTTCTTCCAATATCCGACCGATAAAGTCCCTACGTGTGTTATTTGTAGCATTTCCACGTGGCACTCGCTTAGACGCTTCTGTTATCAATCCTCTGAATTTATACCATACTGTCTCCCAATAACTTCGCTGCTCGCGTCCGGCAATAGTTCCCGCCTTGCCCGTTGCGTCCCCGTATATAAACCATCCGGCTTTATGATTGCCGTACCTTGCAATAATAGCATCGCAAACGTGCTCAACGCTGTTATGTGGACTTGTCAAAGCAAACTCGTCAATCATTGACACGTACCATATTCCCTCTTTCTTTTCTATTTGAATTATGCCGGCTGGATTATATGGGACGTAGTTGAAGTCAAAAGATACGTGCAAAGGTAGGTCTGGATTGTATTTTGTTTTGGCAACGTGTATCTTTCGCTCAAATCCCGGATAGTATTCACCGCCCGCCCGCCCGAATGGGTTAGCGTATATTATTGTCGAATACTTCTCGTCTGTATTACTCTCTCGGATAACATCAAAGTAATTCTCTGGAAGGTTTACTTTATTGTGGAACGTAGAAGCGATAACACAAAGTTTATTTTCCGTTTCAAGTTTGAAATAATCGGTATCGCTGTATATGTGTGCGCTAATATCCTCAATATATTTATCTAATTCAAACCACTTATTAAGCCAGTCTACCTTAGCGGGTGATGTGAGAATGAACAACGGGTTAATCTCTTTGCCGTTTACGATAAGCCCCTTTTGACGTAATCGGGTTAATATCGTATCTTTAACATCATGCTCTCGGCTGTCTTTTGTCTCATCCAATATAGCCCATGCCATTTCTTTTCCCTCATGTGACTTTGCGTTTTCAAGCGAAGCAATATAAACAGTGCATCCGTTTGCAAAGGATATAATGTTAGAGTAATTGACATATTGATCCGGAGACGGTGTAAAGCACTTTGGCGGTTGCTTTCCTACAACGTAGCAACCCGTGTGATTTGCATCTGTATATTCCGTAATGCCAAACGATTTCCATACAGCAAATACCCTTACTAATGTTGACGTGTTAAGTTGGTCGTATGTATTTGCGCCAATGAAGCCCCTACAATGCGGATACTCGGTAATAAGACTTGCAGAGATAACGCCCCCTATGTGTGATTTACCGCCCCCTTTGCCTGACAAAAATAGGTTTAATGACTTACTGCTTTCGAGAATATCATATTGCGGTCTGCTGAACTGCATTTATTTACGCTCGATCTTTATTACAGGCATGATTATCTTTTCGCCCCCGCTGGTTACGTCCATCTTGTCCGGTGCATTATAACCTAACATCTTTGCAATATTCTCAAGTGCCTTTTCTTTGCTGTATAGTTTTATTTTAACGTATTCAACCTGGACTTCAAACGGCTCGTTGTCTTGAAATGCCGTGCGCTTCTGTGTCTTTGTTTCAATACTTTCAATGACTTCCTTTTGCTGTGGTGTTAACTTCTCAAACTCTTTTAATTCAACCCACGTGTTATGCAAATGCGCTATTGAAGCAAAAGCAATTTTCTCCCATTCTTTAATAACTCTCATTCGGGATATACCTGCTTCTTTCTCTAAGTCTTTCTGTATGGCTTCAATGTAGTCCTTTACGTTAGCATTAGTTAGCAGTCTGCTTGCGTTTACTTTAGCCGTTTCATCGGACTTAACTTTATAAACAACCTTGTATGCACGTGCTCCATTCCAATCAAAGATATATTCTGAGCAGAACAATTTTTGTTTTTCCGTCAATTTACTTTCGGACATAAATTAAGATTTGTTTTTGCAAATATACAACTTTTTTAAACATATTCAATAATTGACCTTTTACTTCCTCACCTATCCACAAAGACAGATTAACGAAATTTAAACCAAAATAAGCAAATTGCCCCTTTGGTCGTTCAATTTAGCACTTCCGCTTCCTCGCCTGCATAGTGCAGGACTTTTTGTTTTCGTTCAGGCGTTCTCCCTTTCGGTGTGAGTTGCCAGTCGTCAAGGTCAAGACGTTGCTGGACTTTTGCCTGTCTAAATGAACTTTACACTTTCTTTAAAGTCTAAATGCCTGTATTAAAAAGACACATTCCATTTTACTGTTGGTATGTTTGAACAGTATTGCAAAAATAATAATATTTATCACTTTTACAAAACATTTAAAATAAATATGTATATTTGCGCATCGGTTTTATACCGTGTTGGCAAACTTCCTCTGCCAACGGAGAGGGGGCAAGGTTAACCCCTCTCTTTTTTTTAACTTAAACGGGTTTTTCTCGAGTGGCTTAAGTGCGGATAATTTCATATCTTTCCAGATTGAAATTGTGCTTTTAGATATTCAATATTATTTAAATTTATAGCATAATCAGCCATTTCCTGCGCTTTTATTTTACCAAACGATTTTAGCAACTCACAAACCGTTATTACATTCCCATTGACCCGAATAACCTCGTTAACGTCAATGCCTTTTGATTCGAGAAATTTCTGTGGTGTCATTTGATTTATTTTTTCAAATATACGAATTATTTTTTGATACTATATTATGTAGTTTTGTTCTACACGCTTGCCCTTTTCACTTCTTACGCTTTCTTACGACATACGCTTTTTCAAAACGACTTTCAGGAATTATCATATCGTAGTCTTTCATGTTATACTTCTCTATTTCGTCTTCGGTTGCTTTTCTGTAACCTTTTATATTTGCAAATAGCAACATATGACCTGATGTAATTTCTACCGCTACATTGAACATAGTGTCCCAAAAATAATCACCGATTTTTAATTCCATTTCTCTTGATTTAGTTATGCAAATATACGAATAATTTTAATAAACAAAAAAAAGGCCACCTATCAGGCAGCCCTTTCTTATATTCGAGGTAAGTTTATCCGCAAACGAGTTTCAAAATACCTGTGTTTGCAGTGTCGCAACCTGTGGGGTTTACGGCAACAACGGGACGGGCAATGAATTTGTAGGTTTCTACTTTGTCGTCTGTGAGACTGTCGCAGGCGATAGTGTAATGAACATCATAAACGATACCAGGGTGGAACATCGAAGGTTCTGACCATCTCCAGTCGTCTGAAGCAAACTGTACGGGACGGCTCTTGTCAATACCAGGGAGACGTGTTTTGAAAGCCATTCCGATCGCTGACTTGTCAATCAAATACATCACTTGTTCGCTACCATGTACGGCTGCCATGTTCTGGAAGTCAACATAATATTTTGATGCGATTGAATTGAAAGCAGCAGCGTCACCGGCTCCGTTTGCGTTCCCTGCGTTCTGTTTTGCGAGTGCCATTTGATTCCAGAGTAATCCGCTGTCAATCACGTACCAGTCCTTAAACTTGTTCATAATCACGGTACGTATTAGTTCGGGTATCATTCCGCTATTCCAGTAAGCAGCGTTGATGGTTGTGGTGTCGCCTACAACAGTTCCTTTGCCTGCGTACAGGTTTGTTCCGAGTGCTCCCTCGAGTGCAGCAATGCCGTACTGAGTTATTAACTCGATAAGGTTACGCTCTGCTCCTATGCGGGCAGTCATATACAGGTCAATGTTGTCAACTTCATTCAGTCTTCCTACATTCTGCTTTAGAGTGAAACACTCAAAATAAGGAGTAGGAACGGAAATAAGTTTGGTGTTTGTGGAAGGTTCTCCGCATGTCTGGGTGCAATAATTGTCAGAGGTGTACTGCGCAGCGGTGTTTCCGCAAAAATGCGGATAAACAAGTTGCAGTACGTGTTCTTTATCGGAGTCCATAAGAGGCCCGAATTGCATGATCGTATTATCAAGTACGGCAATAAGTGCTCCCATGTTTGGTTCGTTGGCGGCCTTCAGGCGTCCGTCCATGCCTAATGCTGATGCCTTCGCAATGCGATTCAACAGCAACGTTTCGTCATAATAACCGGCAGTTGTGCTCATGTTTTCAAAGTTTTTAGAGTTGTTTTTAAGTTTGTGAACAATCTCCGGCTTTGAAAGCGACTCCGGCAAACGCACCTACCATTTTGCGAAACGGTCAAAGTGCAAATATACAACGGATATTTTATAACAACGAACAAATAAAATAAATAAAAAAAGCCCCGACATAAATCAGGGCTTAGAGCAAGGAAAACGACCGATTCTCAAAGCGTCCTAAGAGCGATACCCGTTCCTTCGGGTCTACGAGTGTGGGTTAACGGTTATTACCGCCATAGCCAGTTACGGTACTGTTGGCGCAAAGATACGAAATTATTTTAAATAAAAAAAGCCCCGATTTCTCAGGGCTTCGCACTCCGCAGAAACTTGCGGAAACTGCGGGAGGTTATTTATTAAATATATCCAAAGTATCTAACATTTACTACTATTACGTTTTGGCGGTTCATTATTCTTCAGAAGATTTGTAGTAAAATTTTTGATAGCCATAACCAGCATTTTCATTTATACAAAAATCTCTGGCGTCATCTTCTTCTTCAAAAACTTCGTGGCATTCACCTTCGTTGTATGTATCTTCTTTGTCATACACATAAAAAAATACTTTTTTTTCTTTTGTTTCCATTGTTTTTGTTTTTTAATTATTAACGTGTTCCTGTTTTTAAGTCTTTACGAGCTTCTTTTTTAGCTTCAATTAATTCGCCCATCAATTCATTGTGCATTTGAACTAATTCTGCATCAGAATATTTTGAATAATCAATTTTTGGTAAAACTGCTTTTTTAGGTTTGCTTACTTTTTTAGGCTCAACATAAAAAGTTGTTCCATCTTCATTTGTAAGGTTTGCAAATCTTAACATTAAGTTTTTTACTTCACCATTAAAATCAACTTTTACAGCTGTAGCATCTTGGCTTATTAC